GGCCGTCGGGCGTCTGCTCATACATGGTCAGCGACCAGAAGGCGCCGATCGGCATGCGCGCCGGCAGCTTGACGCGATATGATTTGGCACCGCTCAGCGGTTGGCCGTCCTTGTCGGTGCGGGCGGTCAGGTACATCGCCTCGATGCGCGGCAGGGCGGCAAGACCACCAAGCGCCACATAGCTGCGCAGATCGTCATCCTTGCCATAGTCGCCGATCGCCATGGCGGGGTAGGACCAGCCGTTGACGGTCTCACCGGCGTTGGCAAGGCCGGCTTTCAGTTCGGCGCGCAGGCTCGGCAGCCATTTTGTCCACAGTGCTTCCTGTTCGGGTGACGGCGTGGTGCCGAGGCCCAGCGCGGCAAACTCGGCGGCGCGGGCCGTCAGATCGGGATTGGCAAGGGAGCGCAGCAGCGCCTCGTTGATAACGCTCAGGAAGGTCTTGCCGCCGGGGGTCGGCGGTGCCGCCATCATCGGCACCGGGGCAGCATCGCCCTCGGCCGGTGTCAGCGTGAAACCGGCAAGCGCCTTGGCGGCGTTGTCGAGATCCTTCTCGCCATTGACCACGACACGAACGAGCAGCCAGGCGTCGTTGGTGGCGCTGCGCACCAGCTCGGCACCCTGCGGCGCATCGCCCTTCCAGCCCGGCCCGACGATCATGTAGCGGCCGCCATTGCCGCCGGTGCGGGTACCGAGAATCGCGGTATTGTCGGTCTGCAGCGACATCAGCGCCGCCGAATGATAGCGCCCGGGCAGGCCGGGGATGGTGAGGATCTGCGGCCCGCCCGACAGATCGAGCCAGGCGCTGGCATAGAGGGTGTCGTTGTTGGGCGTCGTCACATCACGGTCGGTCGCCGTAACCAGCGTTGTCTTGGGCAGCAGCATGTTGACGGCGCCCGGCACCCCGGCCTTTTCGGCCCGGGCCAGCTGCATGGTCCGGGTGCGCAGCACCTCGTAAATCGGGAAGGCAAAGCGGAAGGCGCGGCGCAATTCGGCGATTTCGGGCGTGTCGGGCAGCGGCGGCGGCGGCACCGGCTTGGGGGCGGCCTTGGGGGCCGGCTTGGCGGCGGCCTTGGCCGGCGGCTTTTTGGCGGGGGCTGCCCCGATGGCCGGCGTTGCGGCGATCGCAAAGGCGGCAAGAGCGAGCGTCAGGCGCTGAAGAACGGTTGGCACTTCGGGTCCCCCCAGGGTGGCGTGAGGGCGGTTCCCCCTCTCAATTCCGCGTCATTGCCGGGGCAGGGACTTGGCGTAAAGTCCGGCCGCTCAAATTCCTGCCCGATACGAAGGAGTCCGCCATGCATGAAGCCTATATCGTCGCCGCCGCCCGCACCGCCGGAGGCCGCCGCGGCGGCCTGCTCAGGGACTGGCACCCGGCTGATCTCGCCGGCCAGGTGCTCGATGCGCTGGTCGATCGCACGGGGGCCGACCCGGCGCTGATCGAAGATGTCATCATGGGCTGCGTCAGCCAGTTCGGCCAGCAATCGGCCAATGTGGCGCGCAATGCCGTGCTGTCGTCGAAACTGCCCGAATCGGTGCCCGGCACCAGCGTCGACCGCCAGTGCGGATCGTCCCAGCAGGCGCTGCACTTTGCCGCCGCCACGGTGATGTCGGGGCAGATGGACGTCGTCATCGCCGCCGGCACCGAATCGATGACGCGGGTGCCGATGGGCGCGGCGGCCAAGCTGTCGCATGAAAGCGGCATGGGCTCGCCCTTTGGTGGCCCGGGGATGAAGGCGCGCTATCCGGGCATCCAGTTCAGCCAGTTCACCGGCGCCGAGATGATCGCCAAGAAATATGATCTGTCGAAGGATGCGCTCGACGAATTCGGCTATGAAAGCCAGCGCCGCGCCGCCGCGGCCGCCAGGTCTGGTGCCTTTGACAAGGAAATCGTGCCGGTTGCCGTCACCACCCATGAGGGCGAGGCGGTCAGCCATGTCATCGATGAGGGCATCCGCTTCGATGCCAGCCTTGAGGCGATCAAGGGCGTCAAGCTGATTCAGGAAGGCGGCCGGCTGACGGCGGCGACCTCCTCCCAGATCTGCGATGGCGCCTCGGGCGTGATGATCGTCAACGAGCGCGGGCTGAAGGCGCTGGGCGTCAAGCCGATCGCCCGCATCCACCATATGACGGTGGTTGGCGAAGACCCGGTGATCATGCTGGAAGCGCCGATCGGCGCCACCAAGCGGGCCCTGGCGCGGTCAGGCATGAAGCTTGAAGACATTGATTTGTTTGAGGTAAATGAGGCGTTTGCGTCGGTGCCTATGGCCTGGCTGCAGGTTCTGGGGGCTGACCCTGCCAAGCTCAACGTCAATGGCGGCGCCATTGCGCTCGGCCACCCGCTCGGTGCTTCGGGCACCAAGCTGATGACGACGCTGGTCCATGCCCTGCACGCCCGCGGCAAGCGCTGGGGCCTGCAGACCATGTGCGAAGGCGGCGGCCTTGCCAACGTCACCATCGTCGAGGCGCTGTAATGGCTTTCACCGAAATCGCCCTCGACATCGAAGGGCCCATCGCCACCATCACGCTTGATCGCGAGGCCAAGCTCAACGCCTTCACCGGCACCATGATGAAGGAGCTGATCGAGGCGTTCGACATCACCGATGCCGATGATTCGGTGCGCGCTGTCATCGTGACGGGCCGGGGCCGGGCGTTCTGTGCCGGGGCCGATCTGTCGGCCGGGGCCGCGACGTTCGATTATGAAAAGCTGGGCGGCGGCAGGGGCGGCCCGGTGCGCGCCGATGGCAGCATCGATTACAGCCATGAGGCGGTGCGCGACGGCGGCGGGCGGGTGACGCTGCGGATCTTTGAATCGCTGAAACCGGTGATCGCTGCCGTCAACGGTCCGGCGGTCGGCATCGGCGTGACGATGCAGCTGGCGATGGACGTGCGCATGGCCAGCGAATCGGCGCGATTCGGCTTTGTCTTCGCTCGGCGCGGCATTGTGCCGGAGGCGGGATCAAGCTGGTTCCTGTCGCGGCTTGTCGGGCTGCCGCAGGCGCTGGAATGGTGCATGACCGGCCGGGTGTTCGGTGCCGAAGAGGCGTTGAAGGGCGGGCTGGTGCGCTCTGTCCATGCGCCCGACGACCTGCTGCCGGCGGCACGGGCGCTCGCGCTGGAGATCGCCGAGAACACGGCGCCGGTGTCGGTGGCGCTGACCCGGCAGATGCTGTGGCGGATGGCCGGGGCGGCGAGCCCCTGGGATGCGCATCGGCTTGATTCGCGGGCGATCTATGCCCGTGGCCGGGCCGGCGATGCCAAGGAAGGGGTGGTTTCGTTCCTTGAAAAGCGGGCGCCCGCCTATCCCGACAAGGTCAGCAAGGACATGCCTGATTTCTATCCCTGGTGGGAGAAGGACGTCTATCGTTGATAACCTATTTGGTGTTTTCTGCTTGACAAGCGACACGCTTTAGGTTAGAGATTCGGCACGCTTCAGAAATCCGCCAACAGACAAGGGCGCTTCGGACACCTCTCCGGGGCGCCCTTTTCTTGTGGCGCAGCAAGGGTATGACCGGATGACCTATCGTAACTGGCAATGGAAGCAGAGGGACCGGCAGACCTTCATCCGGGTGCTGACCGAAACCGGCAATCCCGCGGTGGCGGCGGCGGCGATCGGCCAGTCACTGGCCGCAGCCTATGCCATGCGCGAACGCTGGCCGGTGCTGGCCGAGGATTGGCAGAAGGCGCTGGGCGTCGCCTGGGAACAGGTGGAGATGCGGGTGCTGGCGACGCTGCTCGACGGCGCCGCCACCGACATCGATGCCAAGGTGGCGCTTGAGATGCTGAAGCGCCGGCCGGCGGCCCGGCCGCCGCACGCCGTGGTGACCATCGATGCCCTGAAAATCGCGAAGGTTCGAGGCGAAATCAGAGCCTTGCCGCAAGCGGAATGACCCGGGAACGAAAGGCGGATGCGATGACAGACCGCCCGACGTTGCCCGATGATGTGCCGGCACTATGGGCCGGCGCGACGGGGAGAGGCCGCCGCAGCGTGCTGCGCGGCCATGGTGAGCCGGCGGTGGCGGCGGCGCTGACGACATCCGATGAACTGCGGCCCGAACAGTTGCCGCCCGATGGCGACTGGTCGATCTGGGTGATCCTGGCTGGCCGCGGCTTTGGCAAGACGCGCGCCGGGGCGGAATGGCTGCACGCCATGGCGCTGGAGCGGCCGCGGCGCTTTGCGCTGGTCGGGCCCAGCCTCGACAATGCCCGCGCCGTGATGGTGGAGGGAGAATCGGGGTTGCTGGCCCGCATGCCGCAGGGTGGCGATCTTGGCTTCACGCCCAGCCAGCGCCTGCTGACCTGGCCCAATGGTTCACAGGCGCGGCTGTTTTCGGGCGGAGAGCCCGACAGCCTGCGCGGTGGCCAGTTCGATTTTGCCTGGGGGGATGAATTTGCCCATTGGCCGCATGCCGAAACAACGCTGACCAACTTGCGGCTGGCGACGCGGCTGGGGATGCATCCGCGGCTGCTGCTGACGACGACTCCGCTGCCGCATGCCTGGCTGAAGGCCCTGATTGCCGAACCGGGCGTGGTGGTGACGCGCGGCCGCATGGCGGACAATGAAGCCAATTTGCCGCCAGGGTTCATCGCCGCGCTGCAGCGCCGCTATGGCGATACCGCCACCGGGCGGCAGGAACTGGATGGCGAGATCATCGAGGATCTGGCCGGGGCGCTGTGGACGCGGGCGCTGATCGAGCGGCAACGGATGGCGGCGCCCGCGCAGCTGATGCGCGTGGTTGTCGGGGTCGATCCGCCGGCCGGCGGCGCCGCGGGCGTGTGCGGTATCGTGGTTGCGGGGCTGGATGGGGCCGGGCGCGGCCATGTGCTGGCCGATGCCAGTGTTGCCGGCGCCCGGCCGGAAGCCTGGGCGCGCGCCGTGGTCAACGCCGCCGACCGCTGGCGCGCCGACCGGGTGATTGCCGAGGTCAACAATGGCGGGGACATGGTCACGGCGGTGCTGCGGTCGGTGGACGCCAACCTGCCGGTGCTGGCGGTGCGCGCCAGCCGTGGCAAGGTCGCCCGCGCCGAGCCGGTGGCGAGCCTCTATGGAGAGGGCCGGGTGTTTCACAGCACGCCGTTCGTGACTCTGGAGGATCAGCTCTGCGGGCTGATGGCCAATGGCGTTTACGCGGGGCCGGGCGCATCGCCGGACCGGGCCGATGCTCTGGTCTGGGCGTTGACGGCGCTGATGCTGGGCGACCGCGTGGCGTTGCCGGCGGTGCGGGGGTTGTAGGTTTCAGAGCCTTCGCCGGGGCAGGCGCCGCCGCCGGAGGCACATTTTCTCTCTCAGGAGACTCGCATGAAACTGCCATTCTGGCGGACCAAAAGTGCTGCCATTCCGGCGCGGATTCCGTCCTGGGCGACGCCTTATGCCAGTGGCGAGGCGCCGAAGTCCTACGAGGCGCAGGTGCGCGAGGCCTATCTGGGCAATCCGGTGGCGGCGCGGGCCATTCGCCTGGTGACCGAAAGCGCCGGGGGCGCGCCGCTGGTTTCAAACCCGGCCGGGCATCCGGCGCTGGCGTTGCTCGCAAGTGCGGGGTTCGGGGCTTCGGGGCCGGGGCTGATCGAAACGCTGGCGGCGCAGTTGCTGCTGCACGGCAATGCCTATCTGGAGGCGGCAACCGGGCCGGACGGGCTGCCGGCAGCGCTGTTTCCGCTGCGGCCCGAGCGGGTGACGGTGGAATCGGATTCGCAGGGTTGGCCGACAGGTTACCTGTACCGTGCTGGTTCATCGGTAACGCGCTATCCAGCGGAAACCATCGGCGACCGGGCCGGCTTGCTGCACATCCGCGGCTTTCATCCACTCGATGATCACTATGGAGCCGGTTGTCTGGCAGCGGCGGCGCCATCGGTCGCATTGCACAATGCGGCGGCGAAGTGGAACCGGGCACTGCTCGACAATGCGGCGCGGCCATCGGGTGCTCTTGTGTACCAATCCGGTGACGGATCGACGCTGTCAGCGGAACAATACGAGCGGTTGCGGACGGAAATGGAGGCGGGCTTTGCCGGTGCCGCCAATGCCGGGCGGCCGATGCTGCTGGAGGGGGGGCTCAGCTGGCAGGCGCTGAGCCTGTCGCCGGCCGAGATGGACTTTGCCCGGGCCCGCGACACTGCGGCGCGGGAGATCGCGCTGGCCTTTGGCGTGCCGCCGCTGCTGCTTGGCCTGCCGGGCGATGCGACCTATGCCAATTACAAGGAGGCCAATGTGGCACTGTGGCGGCTGACGCTGCTGCCGCTGACCGGCCGGATCCTGTCGGCGGTGTCGGCGCATCTGCGCAACTGGTGGCCGGGGCTGGAGATCAGCGTCGATCGCGATGCGGTGCCGGCGCTGTCGGAGGATCGCGAGCGGCTGTGGTCGCAGCTGTCGGCGGCCGATTTCCTGAGCGCGGACGAGAAGCGCCGGATTCTAGGGCTTGGGACGGGACTGGAGGCCGCACGATGACGGCGATGCTGGAGGGCCTGGTGATGCAGGCCGAGAGCGAGGGCGCGGCCCGGGTAACGCTGCGTGCGCTGGTCGAGGAGGCCAGCGAAATCGGCGCGGCGCGGGCGCTGCGCACCTTGGGTCTGATGGACGACAAGGCCGGGCACGACATCCTTGAACTGCGGCAGCTCATCCAGGGGTGGCGCGATGCGAAGAAATCGGCGCTGTCGGCCACCCTTGCCTGGGTGGTGCGGACCATCGTGGCGCTGTTCCTGATCGGCCTCGCCTTCAAACTGGGGATCGTCGGGCGCGTGCGCGGCTGACGCCGGCGGCCCGTTCCCTTCCGAAAGGTTCACAGATGAATGATCTCAGGATCGCTGGCTATGCCAGCGTCTTTGGCGTGCCTGATTCCGGCGGCGATGTCGTGCTGCCGGGTGCCTTTGCCGGCGCCGGGCGGGTGCCGCTGCTCTGGCAGCATGACGTCAGAGAACCAATCGGGTTTGTCGAAAGCGTCGCCGAGGATGCCAGGGGGCTGCGCGTCGTGGCGCGCGTTGTGGCGAGCGGGCGGGGTGCCCAGGCGGCCAGGTTGCTGCAGGCCGGGGCGCTTGACGGGCTGTCGTTCGGATATCGCGTGAAGGCGGCCTGTGCCGATCGCGGCCGTGGTGTGCGGCAGCTGACGCGCCTGCAACTCATTGAAGTCAGTGTGGTGACTTTTCCGATGCAGCCGTTGGCGCGGGTGCTCGGCATTTCGCAAGTGGCAGAAGGAGACGATGCATGAACTATGAGACAAAGGCGGACGCGCTGGATGGGGTGTTCGAGCCGATGCCGGCGGCCGAAGATGGCGGCGAGATCGGTGCGTTGCGCGCCGAAGTCGGTCGCCTTACCAATCTGGTGACTCAGCGCAGCGTGGAGCGTCCGGCGCTGGCCGGGGCCAAGAGCGCCGATGGCGGCGAGTTCGGTGCGCGTTACCTGCGCAAGGGTGAGCTGGTTGCGGGCGAGACCAAGGCGGCCAGCATCGGCGTCGGTCCCAAGGGCGGCGTCGCGGTGCCGGTGATCATCGACGAGGTGATCGACCGAGTGATGCGGGCCCAGTCGCCGCTGCGATCGGTGGCGCAGGTGGTCGAGATCGGCTCGGCCAATTACCGCAAGCTGATCACCACCACCGGCGTGGTGTCGGGCTGGGTCAGCGAGACGGCGGCCCGGCCGGAGACGGAGACGCCGGATTTCGCCGAGATCGCCCCGCCGATGGGTGAGCTCTACGCCAATCCGGCGGCCAGCCAGGCGATGCTCGACGATGCGGTGTTCGATGTCGAAGCCTGGCTGGGCGAGGAGATCGGCCGGGAATTTGCCCGGGCCGAGGGGGTCGCCTTCATCTCGGGCGACGGCATCAACAAGCCGCGGGGCTTCCTTGCCGCCCCGAACAGTGCCGCCGATGACAATACGCGCCCGTTCGGCACGCTGCAGTTCGTCACTTCGGGCGCGGCCGGCAACTTTGCCGGGTCGAACCCGCAGGACCGGCTGATCGACCTCGTCCATGCGCTGGCGGCCCCCTATCGCCAGGGTGCGGTGTTCGTGATGAACTCTGCAACGCTCGCCCGGGTGCGCAAGATGAAAGACCTTGATGGCGCCTTCCTGTGGCAGCCAGCGCTGGCCGCCGACCAGCCGGCAACGTTGCTTGGCTATCCGGTCATCGAGGCGGCGGCGATGCCCGACATCGCCACCGACAGCCTGTCGATCGCCTTTGGCAATTTCCAGGCCGGGTATCTGATCGCCCAGCGCCGCGAGACGGTGGTGCTGCGCGATCCGTTCTCCAACAAGCCCTTCGTGCATTTCTACGCGACGAAGCGGGTGGGCGGCACGGTTGTCGACAGCCGCGCCATCAAGCTGATGAAGTTCGCCGTCTGAGGCCGCGGGGCGGCGCCGGAGCCGGTGCCGCCCCCTTGCCCGGCGCCTTTGGGCGCTTCCCCCTTTTCTTGCAGCAGAGGCGTTTGCGATGCCCATCACCGCCGCCGAAGTGGAAAGCAATGGCTGGGTCCTGCGGCTTACGCTGACCGGTGCCTTGACCGCCCCGAACACCAACTTCGGGGCCTACCCGCTCGATCCCAACGGAGCGCCCCGGGTCGTCCTGACCTCCAGCCACACCGGCTTTGTCAAGTCCGGCGGTCAGGCCATCGCCGGCTCGCTGAACCGCAGCCTGGTTGCCACGCTGCCGCTGCGGCTGCCGGTCAACCCGGCCTCGCCGACCGTGCGTGTGCTGGACGAGACCGATCTTGGCGGCGGCAGCATCCGTGTCCGGCTGGCGCTCTCGGAGCATATCTACGCCACCGACACCGGCCTCAGCCTCAATGTGCTGGCGGGCTGGCGGGCCGGTGCGTCGGCACAGAGCGGGATCAGCGTCGCCAACAACTCGACGGCGGCCGCGCCCGTTCCGATCATGCGATGGGCGCTGGCCCCATATGAGGTCACGAGCGGCGCCTTCCGCGCAACGCTCCTGGTGTTCTCGCACCACCCAGTCGGCTTCGATCCGGTCGCCGGGGTCAGGTTCACCGCCACCGACGGGACCAACACCAAGACGGTGTGGGCTACCTCGCTCGACACCGACAACAGCTATGGCGAC